GATACTTCCCAGCGAACGTATTAACGTCCGACACCTTCACGCTGCCGGGATTACGAGCGACGTACAATGCGTCTGCGATGGTTTCGAGTTCAGGCGGAACCAGCAGGAATCGAGCTGTCCCGGCAATGCGTTTGCTGCCGTCCGCCGATGGAGACCGCATCTGCCGCCATGCTTTCTGAGCCAACCCGAGACCGACGCCATCCGTTCCGAGATTCGTCGTAGACCCGCTGATGTAGTTCGTTCGCGTGCTTGTGAAGATTGTCGCCAGATTCGCGAGGAACGTTGTCCAAAACAGGTCGTTGATCTTGATGGCGGCACCGGCACCGATCCGATTTCGCAGATCATCAAACGCGCCAAGATCGTCATTGATGATATCGGTTCGCGTCAGGCTGAACATCTTGGCGTATGTGTCCACCGAGCGAGTGAACGATTCCTCGCTGAGTTTGCCGCCCTTGATGACGCCACCGGGACCAAGTTCCTCGTATGCCATGTTGTCGAGCATGCGGTAACTGGTCACGGTCTTGAAGTCGTTAACCGACTTGATGGTCGCGATCTCTCGCCACACCGCATCCTCTTCCATGTAACCTTGCAAGATTTCCTTGTTGGCGACATTGGACAGGATGCCTGGTAGATTGGCGGTGGAAAACGCAGCCTGAAGAACGCCACGCATGTTGCCAGGATTCAGTCGCGTTCCGGACTGCAAGTGAACGCCATTTGCTTCAGCGGCCATAATCAGCATCTGCTGCAAGCCGAGTTGACCACGATACGAGGTGTGGGCGGCTTGCAGAACTTCTGGCGCGAAAACCTTTTCGACCTCATTCAGCTTGCGATGCTGGCACAACGCTGCTTCAAGGACGATATCGCTGTCCAGCGACTTGTCCCCAGACTTGAAACTTGTTGGACGAACTTTGGCGTCAGACGCCTTGAGGACTTCGTATTTAACTTTGTCCATGCTCCAGTTCTGCTCGATGGCGGTTGCAGCAATGCCAGGATGTCCAGCAGCATGAGCCTGAATTTCGCTGATTCGTCGCATATTCGCGGCGAGAGCTTCGTTTTGCTGCTTAAGCGATGCTTGAAAATTCAGCGTACCACCAGCGGATGCTGTTGGCGCGATTGCTGGCGTTGCAACCGCCGCTGGGACTGGCGCAGGCACTGGAGCAGGCTGAGCGGGCGGGTTCTGCGCCGCATCGTAAGCCAACTGCATTGCGGCCTTGTCGGTTTCACTGAGCATCACAGGATCGACACCCAGACTTTTGAGCCAATCTTCGAACGACATGGGAGCCGCTCCTTTCAAAGTTCCGGCTGCTTTTGCAGCCAAGTTGACAGAAGTTGTCGGATCGGCCCCCATCGGGAGAACCGACGTTTCACGCAGAACGGACCGTCTCGCGACGATGACTGGCCCGATAAAGTCTTGCCCGTTGACTGACACTGATTGACCAGCGGCGATCTCTTCGACATCGCCGACCATCGCGCCAATAGACGCTTGCCATTGATGGCCCGCCGCTGATTGTGCCAGTACCTGCTGGCTCGTGGCTGATTGACCTGTAACGATCCCTGCCAGCATCAATGAAGTGCCTGTATTTGTGATCGAGTCTGTTAACCCGAGGGTTGCTTCGACTGACTTTGTGTGGTCAATCAGAATCGGGATGCTTCCCGGAATCTCCATGCCCGCGAGATCCACAATCACTGGCAGATCGAACCCATCGACATTCAATGTCCCGCCAGAATAGGCAAGGATTGAGAACCGCCGAGGCTTACCCGCTTCAGATGCTTTCAGATTAATTGCCGCGAACATGCTGAGGTTTTTCACTGTGGCACCTCCTGCAATTGCGGATCATCAACGCGACCGTCGAGCGCATCCTGAATCAATGCTGAGATCCTGTCTGGAGTCAGCCCGATGGATGCCAATGTTTGCTCAGCCATCACTTGCGACATTCCGCCAGAGATCAGCGAATCCAGCGTCGAACGAATCCGCTTGAGATTGTTCGTGAACGCTCGTTGACCGAGTTGCGTGTATTCGCCTTGAGCCTGTGCCGGAGCCTGTTGCTGTTGTCCTGCTGGCATTGGTGCCGAACCGCCAGACACCGCGAACGTCTTCGCGAACATCGCCGCCTTGTACGTTGGCACATCAACACCAAAATCAGTTGCCGCTCGCGTGGCCTCTGTTTCCCAATCCTGACCAGCGTCCGCATGTACTGACGTTGGGGTCGCCTGACCGCTTGAGAGACGAATCTGGTTCGCATTGGCGGTGTCGACTGGATCGAGATCGGGAAGCGGAGGCCAGTGCCATTGATGCGAGATGTCTGAAATCGCTGGCAGTCCGTCGAGTAGCCCCGGAACGTAAACCGCAGACTCCAGAAACCATGTGAAGATCGGTTCTATAATTGAGACTTCGATGCGGTCTTGTTCAGTCAGCACTTCAGGACGCCAGACATTACGCATGTCGCCCTTGAACGAACTGAAGTTGCTATCTTGTGCAGTCCCCGCCGCGAGTGGAAACGGCATATTCGTGCAGCGAGAGAACGTCTTCAGTGTGAAATTCTGGAACGATTCGAAGATCGGTCCCGGCTGTTTGGCTTCGAGAACACCCGGCTCCCACCCTGACGGCAGGATCGTCATCATGTTTCGCGCCATCTCAATCTCAGCGAAGTCCGCAGGAGACTGTGTAGGATCAATCGCTGGGCTGGTTGTCTTGAGGTACATGCCCCAATTTGCAGCCGATTCCGCGAGATTCAGCGACGCAGAGTGATGCCGCCGCATGATTGGCAGCATTGACAGAGATGGCGTGGCGCGAGGTAGCCCGCGTGTTTGCCCTGGTCGTTCCGCCCGGAATAAATGCAAGACTTCACGCGACGAATACCAACGACCACTCAGCGTCGAGATTGGTACATTGCCGCCCGGATGGTGGTCGTACAGATGAAATTCAATCTCATTCGTTTGCTGATCGAATCGGATTCCGTCGTCAATGAACGGATCAGCGAGGATTGACCCCTTGTACGGGCTGGCGACTTGCTCAGTCTCAAACGTGCGGAGATCCAGCATCATTGGGTAATTGCGTGGACGCTCGGCACGCATCATAAAAACTTCGCCATCGCGCCAATATGCCTCCACTGCCGTCCGCAGTTTGTCCGCAAATTGGATTGACCGACACCATTTGTTAAACGCGGCTTCGAGGCGTCGATTAGCTTCAGGATCTGCCGTCAAAACCTGCAATCGTGGCCCCTTGCCGACGATGTGATTCACTGCCGTCCGCAGAATTCCCGCATACCACGAATTGTTCTCAGCCTCGTATCGTGAGCGAATGCGAATGACTCGACGGACGGCGGGACTGAGTGACGCACGGGATGAAGCGTTATCAGCGTTCAGCCAGTGGTTTTTGTTCGTGTGCGTTGTTTGCGCAACGTCAAACCGTGCTTGAATCGGCTTATTGATTAACCGCTTGAGCCATTGAAACATCATGGCCCTCCCGGAGGAACGATCTTGAAGCACATCCCGCGAAGGGTTGCTGCGACGTTCAAGGGAGCAGTTGCGGAGATGGCTCGCTGATAATTGATACCAGCGATCAGATCAGCCGTGGGGCGATTCGATACCGATACACCATCCGCCGAAATGGATGACGGCTTGGCAATGGCAGCAGCAATAGCGGCTTGGTCGGTAGAATCGGACATCTGATACCAATCGTGTGCGTGGTAGTTTTCCACGAGACGAATGGATTGTTGTGTCCATGATGCTGGAAGTAAATTCCGCTATCCTACCTGTAGGATTTACTTGTGCGATTGGCTCATCCGTGTCCGCACCTGATGCGACCCGAATACTCGTTCGCCTGTTTCGTTCACATGACCACACTTGCAGTATCTGCGACGTATAATCAGTCCCTCCGTTGGAATTGTTTGATCGACTCCATCGAGTATGCTTCCACAGTTCTGACACTTCAGACCTGCTCCCGGCACGACGAATGTTCGAGGCTCATTCATGCTCGCACCCCCGGCAGAGAGAATGTGCGGAGTGGTTTCGATTTGTG